GCCCGGGTGGTGAAATTGGTAGACACAAGAGACTTAAAATCTCTCGGCCTCTGGCTGTACGGGTTCGACCCCCGTCCCGGGCACCAATCAGGCATTTAGCGGATTCCAGACTAATCTCGCCGCGTTCTGGCGGTTGATGCCTGGAGGCCACAAAACAAAAAAGCCGGGTTTTCCCCGGCTGAATATAAATTAATGATAAGCCGTCTTTGACGATAATTTCCGGGCGAGCAAACAACCCAGGCCAAAGATGAGAAATGCAAAACCAGTGCCCAAATAGGAAAGTTCGTCCATACACGCCTCGTTAAAGTAGGTTGATAATTTTGAGGCGAGTTAGACAGCAGTTAGGCTCAAAGTTCCTACAACGCCAATTTGATACGCAGACTGATTCCATGATTATTTACGACCTTCGCTGCGACAACGATCACCAGTTCGAAGGATGGTTTCGTAGTGCTACCGACTTCGAAGCCCAAGCCAATAGCCATCTTGTCAGTTGCCCCCAATGCAATAGTCACAATATCCGTCGGGTGCCATCTGCAGTTGCGATATTTGGGCAAGGTATTCCGGATGCGGGCGGTGGCACGTCAGCCGCCAAATCCTCAAGTGGTGGCAAGGCGGTGATGCCTGCCGGAACACAGATCATGGCAGCATACCGCCAACTCGTCAGTGCACTGATAGCCAACAGCGAGGATGTAGGAAAATCATTTGCCGCCGAGGCCCGAAAAATTCACTATCACGAAGCACCCAGCAGAGCCATTCGTGGGGATGCCACAGCCAACGATCTGGAATCGCTTGCCGAGGAGGGGATCACGGTCATGCATCTGCCGAACTTGGATGATAAGGATCTGAATTGACCCCGCCATTTTTTATCACACACAATAGTTTACATAATACAAATTATGCGCACCGCGCAGGCGTAGCCAGTGGGCCGCGCTAGCGGCCACGGCCAGCCCACCAAGCAGCTTTGCTGCGTCCCCTGAGATAGCGGAATAACTCAACGCCAGCGTGCACAGCACGATGGCCGCCGCCTGCCGTGCACGCAAGGTGAAAGACCGCCAGAACTCGGCGCGCTTGGCGTTCTTCTCGCGCTGGCCTTCGAGGTCGGCGACGACCTCCGCCGGATCGAGTTCGAGCGTGATGGCGATGCGGTAGGCCACGTCGAGCGGCAGATGACGCTCGCCACGGCGAATTGCCGGTAGCACCTTGTCCGAAATTTCGATCCGTTTTGCCAGTTCGTAGTCGCTGGTTACGCCGATTCGCGCCTTGGTGGCGTCTAGGTATTCCGATGGGGTCATGTCTCTGTCTCCTTGCGTTTCTGTGCTTTCAGCGTACCCGCGAAAATGTGGATTGACAATCCCACGTATTTGTGGGTATCTTTCGCCTGCCCACACTTTTGTGGATAACTCAACCAGCAAGGAGCAAGGCCATGTCCCTACGTATCGAAATCAAGAACGACGTTCTCCAACCGCGCGAAATCACCATCAAGAACGGCGCCCGCGCTGGTCAGATCACCACCTTCTACGAACAGGAAGCATGGGTCACGCTCCCCGGCAATGACGGCAAGCCGCGCCCCTTCCCGCAGCGCATCGTGCTGAACATCGACGTGGATCGCAAACAAGCCGCATGGCCGGTCGGCGTCTACACCCTGTCGGACGCGGCCTTCTTCATCGACCGTTTCAACGCCCTGACCATTGGCCGGATTGTTCTGTCCCCGGTCGCTGCTCAGCAACCCGCACGGGCGGCCTAACATGGCTATCATCGATCCCTCCAAATTCACGCAGGAGGAGTGCATTAGCTACCTGCAAGGGGTTTCTGTTGTCGGTGTGAATGCAAAGATGGTCATTGATCGTGCTATTGCGATTGGTGTTCCGAATCGGGTTATTTGGAACGCGCTTGGCGCTGCCCGTCACCTCAAGGCTTCCTGATGTTCGCCCGCGCTCCCCTTCCCCCCGTGTCGATGATGCCTACCCCCGGCGTAGGCGGCATGTCTGGGTCAGAAGTGGGAGCGCACCTTACTTCGAACCCGGAGCCGCGAAGCGGCGCAGGGCGGTACGGTCCAGTTACACGTACCGAAACGGCCATTTTTGGCCAAAAGCAGTCAGTTATCCAGCAGTCCATACAGTGCCTAGACCTCTCCTGCCCTATCGGTCTGGATGTCTTTTGCGACTGGATCACCATCTACCAAGACCACTACGGCGTCGAACTACCGGTCATCAATGACGGCAACGTCGTCCGCTTCGAGCCGGGCGCCTTCTCCAAGGCCATCGACCCAGAAACCGGCGAAATCCGCCCCATGTTCGATGCCAGCTTCGCCGAATTCACCGTCAGCCGCCGCATGGAACATGAAGGCAGCTACGAAACGAAGGTTTCCGTCCGTTGCGATGGTCGCCGCGTCGAACTCTCTGGCAACGTCTCTCGCTTCGGACGCCCTGACAACCTCTTTGGTGATCGCGTCCTCGCCACCGTAGCCAAGGCCAACGAAATACTTGCAGTCCTCGGCCTTCCGGCGTTCGAGAACTGCCAGCACAAGCAGAACGCGATGCACGCCCGCGATGACAACTTCATGCACCTCGGCGCTGTCATTACCCGAGTCGACCTTACAGCCAACTTCGCTGCCGGTAGCCGTGATGCCGCCTTCCGTGTCCTTCACTGGATGTCCGGCCAAGGCACCGCCCGTAACAGTGGCAATAACCCCCGTAACTACGGCAACGGCATCACTTGGAACGAGGGTTCCAAGCGCCACTATGAAAAGCTCTATTTCAAGGCCGACGAACTCGGCAAATACGTAACACAAGAGGTTCGCGACTACTGCGACCTCAACGGAATCCTCCGCTACGAGGTATCAGTCAAGGCAAGGGAACTCGCAGACAGAGGTCTCCAATCACTCACGGCATGGGCACAAATCACGAAGGAAGGGCTAACCATGGAAAACGTCATCTACGGCAAGTTCGCGGAAGTCCTGACCCGCAACCAAGTCACCGTTACTGAGATTCAGGAGATCCCCGGCAAGCTCGGCCTGATCGCCCGTAGCTACCTCAACGGTGAAAACCCCTATCAATCCGGCTGCACCGCCGAACGTACCCGCCGCCGATGGCGCTCCCAGTTGATGTGCTACGGCCTCGATATCGCCCAACCCATTGACGTAACCCGCCTCACGACCCGCATCCGCGTCATCGAGCTTCAACCCGTCGTCGCCCCGGACTGGTATCAACGGAGCGCCGCCTGATGCGCTGGATCACTCTTGCCGTGCAATCCGCCGTCCGTACCCTGTCCCGCCTTATCGTGACAGCCCTATTTCGCAAACTCTGACCGACCGTCGCTTGCGGCGGGCGGTCAACTTCCCGTCTGGACACTTTCAGCGGTGGCCGGACTTAACCAACCTCCTGAAAGGAGAAAATCATGCTGAAAACTGCTCAAGAAAAAGTCGCCGCAGTCGGTACTGCTCTGACGCTGCTCGCCGGTAATGCCATGGCCGCAGTTCCCGCGGAAGTCACCACGGGCCTGACCGATGGCATGGCCGATGGCAAGACCATCGCCTACGGCATCCTCGGTCTGTCGATCGTCATCGGCATCATCGTCATGATTCGCCGCAAGGTCTAATCATGGCTACGGGGGCTTTGCTTGGAGATCGCTGCCTGCCGTCACAAGCGGCAGCGGCGGACGCTTTCTTCTCGGGCAAAGACCCCTCCATGACTTCTGGTGCCACCAGCTACCTAAGCTGGTTCGAGAAAGTCGGCACTGTCTGGCAGATTAAACGCCAAAGCATCGCCAGCAATGGCACCGTAACCACACTGACCGCGAGCACCGCAACGGTGCCAACCTTCGCCACCTGTGACCCGGTGCAAGGCTTCTATGATGGTCAAACGCTCGGCTGGGGTGTCGCCACGGTCGTCATCATCGCCTACGTGATCCGTAAAATGGGCTGGGCCGTCTAATGTGGATCAATGATATCTATGCGTGGTCAGGCTTCCTCTACCCGGTCTTAATCGCCGTAGCGGTGTGCCGATGAGAGCGCTCCGCCTCTTCGCATGGCTCGCCGTCGGCCTTATGCTCGGTGCGACCGTATCCCTCTCTTATGCTGGCACAGTGGCCTACAAGTTCAATGGTCTGAATGTCACCCGTGATGGTGGCGTAACCTACTTACGCGGAACGTCGCCGTCAGAAGTAGCTGCGGCTGCTGTGTCGGTCGAGAATGGCGCGATTCGTGCTACTGGCTCTGCCAACTGGTATTCCGGAGTGGGTGCCCTTGTGCAAAATGGTGGTGTTGTCTTCAATGCTGTCATTCCCCTCGCGGCCACGGCGGGTGCTGTCGCGCTTACGGCCGTACGTGCAAATCCAGTAGGTTTGGTAACTTCCGCAGTAGCTTCCTATCTATTGGAAAAAGGCATCCAGTATGCCAATGGACAATTCACTAAGACCGGTAGCGGTGAGTATCAGGGCGACGCGACCGCCGGCTGTGTCGGTGTTACGCAGCACATATCGGCGTCAAGCGCCTCAACCATGTGCTATCAGGCGCTCTCGTTCGTTCAGTCTGTCGGCAATAACGGTTGCGCGACGCCAACTCAACCCGGCAACATGACGCTTGTCGGCGCCAGTGAAACCGGCTGTACCGTTCACGGTGTCAATGACAACGGTCAAGCATGGGATTGGGGATTCGGTTTCACCCATGGCGCATCGTCGGGTGGCGGTGCACCTACTGAATCTGATTGGGCTGCGGTGCGTGCGGGCAGATGGCCTGATCCGGCGATGCTTGATCTTGTGCGACATGGTGTCGCCCTGCCGACTGATGCCCCCGTGTTCTCACCGACCAGTCAGGACGTTCCTGCCTCCGATCCCTACACCGATCCGGTGACTGGTAAAAAGTACCGAGATATGGTGCGTATCACTCCAAGTCCTAGCAACCCGGATACAGCCGATATTCAGGCATTCAAGCAAGAGCTTGACGCCAACGGAAATCCGGTGGGAGGCGGCAACGGCGGCAATGGCGCTACCGATCAAACCGACCTTTGCAAGCTGCACCCCGAAATCCTCGCCTGCCAGCAACTTGACACCCCGGATGGCCCCGAACTCCCGAACCAAGACAAAACCCTGACCATCACCCCGGATGGCGGCTGGGGTCCCGACAACGGCACTTGCCCACCAGACAAGACCCTGAACCTGCGCGGCGGTCAAACCGTCGTCATTGAGTATCAACCCGTTTGCCAAGTCGCCACCAGCATGCGCCCGGTCATGATCGGCTTCGCGTGGCTCACCGCGGTGCTGATCGCTATCGGTATCACCAGAAAGTACGCAGAATAATGGCTGGCGGATTTGGATCGTTCCTCCTCGGCATTAGTGGCCCGATTGCCCGTCAGGTAATGGTGTCCATCGGTGTCGGCGTTGTCACCTTCGCCGGTCTTTCAACTGCCGTCAGCGGTGCTCTCGGTTCCGCAAAGTCCGCTATAGGTGGCCTCACTGGCGATGTCCTGCAAGTCGCCGCCATGGCTGGCACCTTCACCAGCCTCTCTATCATTGCTGGCGGCATCATGGCCGGCGTCTCGATGATCGCGCTCAAGCGCTTTACCAAAATCTGACTATGCTTGAAAACAAACCAATCGCCCTTCTTACCGGCCTGCCGGGATCAGGGAAGACGGCACACGGCGTTCTTTTTCTCAAGCAGGCACTCGAAGACGGCCGTCCCATCTTTCAGACAGGGATTCCCGATCTGAAACTCGATTACAGCCCGGTGCCGCCGATCAGTGAATGGACAGAGCTGCGCCCCGATCCCGACAATCCCGATGTGCTCTGCCCGTTCTTCACCTTCCCCGACAGGTCGATAATCTTCCTCAGTGAAGCGCAACGCTGGTTTCGGCCGCGCGCTGCGGGCTCCAAAGTACCCGATCACGTTGCCGCCTTCGAGACGACTCGCCATACCGGTGTCACCTTCGTTTTTGATACCCAACACCCGGACTTTATTGATTCCCACGTTCGCAAGCTGGTGGGCCAGCATATTCACTTTCTCGATCACGGCCTGACAGGTCGCTGGCATTACGAATGGCCCTACTGCGGCAAAATCGAGTCCTTCAAGGAAGCACCGATAAAGAAGCCCTACCGGCTTCCGAAACAGGTCTTTGGTCTCTACAAGTCTGCTTCGACTCACATCAAGCGGAAATACACCATCCCTTGGTATTTCTACATCCTCGGCTTGCTGTTCCTCGCCATTGGCTACCAGTACTGGAGCTTTATGCAGCGTCATCCCGAGTTTTCGCAGCAGGCACCGACCCCGAAGGGGGAGGGGGCGGGGACTGCTGCGCACCTGACCTCTACCGCTGCACCAGCACCAGCACCGACCCCGAAGACTGCGACTGACTACCTCTCAGAATCCCTGCCGGTTTCACCTGGGCGACCGGAGACGGCCCCCATGTATGCCGCCTTGCTCGATGTGAAGAACGTTCCCCGTGTCGTTGGCTGCATTGACACCGGTAAGCATTGCAAGTGCGTGACTCAACAGGGCACCGATGCCGGCCTAGACAACCTCCAATGCCGTAACTGGATCAAATCGCCGCCCTTCGATCCCTACACCGAACAAAAGCAACCAGAGATCGCGGCGGCCCTTCCTGTCCAAAAACCGGAAGCCGCCAAGCCTTCCGCGCCGGCCCCTGAAAACCCCCTTATTGCAGACCACCCATTGCCTCAGCCCGCACCACCTCAGACGGGAGCCGCGTCCCGAGAGGGCGCGGGGTTTCGACCGGCGTAATCGAGCCGTAAGAAGTCGGCGCGTTGTGCTGGCGGCGTACAGCCGACACGCCAACGGTAAAGCCGATTTCGACGGATTCGCGCTCCCAACCATCAGCCCACCCCGGTTTTGCTCTTCGCGGGAAAATCAAAAGCGCCGAATGTTTGCCCATGGGGCAAAGGGCGCAGCCCCAAGCGAAACAGCTTCACCGTTTTGCGTAGCACAGGCTCTTTTGATTTTGATTTTCCCGCGCTTTGGACTTTCCGCCAGACGAAAAAAAGCCCCCATGCCGGGGGCTTTCGCATTGTGGAATCAGGCGGTTTTCATATCGTCAAATTATGCGCACGTGGCGAATCCAAAAAAAAGCAACATTGCCCATTTTCCAACCTCCAAAGAGAGAGATGACGAACTAGCCATAATCCGTTGGTGCATAGCCGTTCCGAATATCCGGGCAGATTCCCCGCGCTTCGCTTACTACGTTTCCCGCTGGGATGTTCCCGGCAAGATCGACCGCGCGCGCTGCACCGGCACCCTTGACGACATACTAGCCAACTGCCCGCCCATTGACCCGGCATGGGTTCGCTTCGTACCCGCCGCCCTTGCTGAGTGGCGAGCATTTCAACAAGCCCACGCCCGGCCAAAAACTGAGCAGGCGCAATCCTCCCCGAAGCTGCGGTGCGTCGTCCAATCTAATGTTTTGAGCATGCAATAATCCACGCTTATTGCGCCGCCCTGTAGCGTTTTTTGCCATCCGCATCCAAGCAATACTGACCGCCGCGCGGCCCCGTGCAGACCGCGCCCGATGCGCAGTCACACGCCTGCGCTGCCGCCGGCCCAACCTTTTCCGGCACCGCAACCGGCGCCACCACCGCCGCCGGCAATTGCTCCACCTTCTCCTCCTTTTTCGGCCCGTCGCCACTCGACAGCCTCACAACCGCCACCCCCAGAACAAACAGCGCAACGCCCTGCCACCACTTCAATTCGACCCGTTTTGGTGCCGCCACCCACCCACGCGCCACTACAAACGCATGTACGGCCGCGACCACAATTCCCGCTACGAATGCCCACACGCCCGCCGGTATCGACGCCAAACGCGGCAATTCATGAGCCAACACCCACACCAGCGCCGCCGCAACCACCGCCACCCCGCCAGCCACCCCGAGCACCAAGGCCCAAGCTATGCGCGACCATGTCTTATTTCCCTCTACCCCAAACACAGCCCCCGCCGCGCTGTATCCAATACTGAAATACCCCACCATCAGCAACCAATGCCACAT